TAATCGAATGGTATGGTTCTCAAGAAAAACTTCCGCCATATGTTAACGCTAACGATTACGCATCTGACTATTTAGTAGATGTTATTGTTGTAGGTGGTGACTGGTCTGACTACCAAAATTTGGCTATTGATACTAGATGGAGTGCTTACTTCAATGCGTCTGGTCTTGTTAAGGGTCAAATTAGAAACTTTGCTAATGATAGAAATGTTACTTTATTAGCTTATTATGAAGGATTGTCCTTAATTCCATATTTTAGAGATGCCAATGGTACTAATATTTTTATTGAAACAACAATTAACAGAGATACAGATAAAACTGGAGTATTTTGTGCTTTCAACTCAGATTTAGTTGAAACAGATTACTACAACGGTCTTTTAGACTTAGTTGGACAAACAGTTGCTGGTGTGAATGAAACTGAAATAGATTTCTTATCTTATAAAGAAACTATCGCTGAATCAATTGAAATCACAGCAGTGCCTTTAGATTTACCAGGTAACGTAACTGCCTTATTAGGCAGTGTAGGTTATATTAACCAAGACCCTCACGCATTTGGTTCAGTTCCAACTGAAACAGGTGTTATTGATAATGGTGATAACAGAACTGCTTGGTTTGGTGAAGGATTTGTTTATGATGTAACTAAAGATACTTTAACAACATCATCTGCTTCTATCTCATTAACTTATACAGCTACTGCTGACGCTTTTGCTGTAATTGGTGATACAATGGTTCCAGTAACTGGGAAAACACTAACAATTAGTGCTAGTGATTATAGCGCTTCATATGGCACATTATCATTTGTATCATCTTATGTTTTAGACTCAACAGGTTCATTATCTGTAGTTAATAACACAACTGGTGTTGCTTACGGCTCAACTCCTACAAAACCAACTGTTGCGGCAAGCGACATCGTATTAGGTTATGTAGAGTTTGATATGGCTAATGGTGATATCGCACCATCAACAGTAACTGTTACTGATATAAATGTTGACTCATCAGGTTTCTTAGACTTTAGTTTTGGTACTAGTGCTTCTGATGATTATTATATCGCAACTCAAAGTACTACAGATTCTGGTGTAATTAAAGTTACATTTGAAAATACAAATACTGTACCTTCTGTAGCAAATTATGCTCAATACAGAAGATTCAAATTATTCAATAGATTAGTTGATTTAATTGATTCTGCTAATAAAAATAAAATGACTTTATGTTTAGGTCCTAATCATGCTTTTGATAAAGTTAGTTTAGCTGATATTACAATTACAAATATTGTTAGCTCATCAACTTCTAATAAGTCGTTTATCTTAAACACTGGTTTAACAGATGCTCAGTTAAGTGACATTCTTAATGGTTACTTAGTAATTTACACAGTAGATAATGAGTTTCTAATTGGATCAGATAAGGTATCTACAACTTCAAATGTTTGGTCTGCGAGCGATGGTGTTGTTGCTAAATACTCTAAGTTCTATACTCAATTTTACAATGGTATTATTAACACAGGAGATTACTTCTATGCTAATAAAGTACCTACTTCTTTAGTAGCCGCTCAAGAAACTATGAATGTTATTTTCATTGATGGTGAGATTGCTGCTGGTACTACTTCATCATATGCTGGTTACAACTATGTAATATTTGAAACTACTTCAAATACAAATCCATCATATGCTACATATGATCAATTCATTGTTCCTGATTCAACTCTTAATACTGGATCATTTACAATTACTAATGCTGCTAGTCCAGCTACTTTAGCTACAAATCTTGGTTACACAAGTACAACAGGAGCTTACTACTGGGCATATGAAGTAACTGAAGAAGTTGCTTACGAAGAAGTATTAAATGTAAGTACTATTTATGATTTCTTAAAGAAACATTACTTAAAAATGTACTTAAACAATGATAGTACATTAGATGTAGCTTTCATGGATGAAGGATTTACAGCAACAGAAGCTGTTGATACAATAGCTAATAATACATTCTATGTACAATCAGCTAAGTCAAACTTCAAACAAACTGTTGAAATTGAAATTCCTACAGGATATGTTCAAGTTCCTAATAAGATTCTTATTACTGGTTCTAGATATACTGAGGTTAAAGTTGGTGATTTCTTAGCCGCTTATGTAGACCCAACAGTTGTATTACAAACTGGTGAAGTTGCTAGAAAACTTACAAGAATTTTAAGTAAAAAACAATATGCTGGTGATACTACATTAGTAGAAGTTACTTGTGATGCTAGAATTGAAAAAACTAATTATAGTGGTGATTATCAAACAACTAGATACACATCTATTGACAACTACGCAACTACTTATAAAGCTATCTCTCTTAAAGGATTTAGAATTAGACAAGCTTCTTTACCTGATGGTACTGAAACTAGACAAAATTCAATCTTGAATTTAGTTGCTAAAGGAACTCCTTTATTCAAAGCAATTACTAATAAAGAAGCAATTGATTTCAGATATTTAATTGACTCGTTTGGTCTTGGTTTAACTGAAAGATCTAAACAACAATTAGTTGATATCTGTGGTGAAAGATTAGATGCTCTTGGAATCTTGAATATGCCTTCTATGAAGTCATTTAAGAACTCATCATCTCCTTCTTTCGTAAATGCTGAAGGTGTTTTACAACTTGAGTTTGTTGCTAAGGGTGGTGACCCAGAAAGCTCTCCTGCGTTCCTTTACTCATTCGGTGACGGAGCAGGTACTACAGCAGTAGGTTACTTTATGCCTTACTTAACTGTAAGTGATAATGGTAGACCAATTGAAGTTCCACCAGCAGCATGGGCAGCAACAACTTATATGAGAAAACATACTTCAAATATAAGTGGAATGACTCCTTGGACAATCGCGGCGGGTGTTACTAATGGTAGAATTACTAATATAGTATCAACTGAAATGGATTTCACTCAAACTGATATCGAGTGGATCAACCAAGCTCAAATGAATCCAATCGTGTTCAAGAGAAATAGAGGAAATGTAATTGAAACTGAAAATACAGGTCAAACACTTTACAAATCAGCTCTTTCATACTTACACGTTAGAGAAGTTCTTATCGAACTTGAAAGAGAATTGTCAAGAATGTTATTAGACTTCCAATGGAAATTTAATACACCTGATATTAGAGCAGAAATTAAACTTAGAGCAGACGTTATCTGTGAAACTTATGTAAGTAAGAATGGTTTATACAACTACTTTAATAAAATGGATGAAGAAAACAACACTAATGAAATCATTGATAACCAAATCGGTGTTCTTGATACATATGTTGAACCAATCAAGGGTATGGGTATTATTGTAAACAATATTACTATCTTGAGAACTGGTGCTATCTCTGCGGGTGGATTCATAAACGGATAATAATTAATAAATTTTATAATAAAAAAGAGGAAAGTGAAAACTTTCCTCTTTTTTTTTGTTATAACAATAAGGTAAATTCATAGGAATAACTATTCCATGAATATATAAATAAAAAATAACAACATTATATGTCTGAACAAAATAACATGAGTGAAGAAGAATACTTAAAGAAACATCTTGGTAATTTAGAATCTTCTAAAAATCAAAACAACTCTGATATTCCATTTGTAGAGCAACCAAAAATTGACAATACAAGAACTACAGATCTTCAATATTTTAACTTTGATATTAAAGAACTTCCGTGTGGTGCTTTTTACCCAGCAGGTACCGTATTTATGGTAAGACCAGCTCAAGTAAAAGAAATTCAAGCTTACTCAATGGTTGATGACCAAAACTTTTACGATATCGTTGAAAAAATGAATGACATTCTTCAATCTTGTGTTAGAATTAAATATTCAGATGGTAAGATGGGTTCTTATCTTGATGTAAAAGACCAAGATAGATTATTTTTAATTTTCTTAATTAGAGAATTAACATTTCAACAAGGTAATTCATTAACAGTAACTACAAGATGTGGTTGCGGAGAAGAATTACAATTAGAATTGAAAAGAGATAACTTTTCATTCCACGAAATCGATGAAAAACTTGATAGATACTTTAGTAACTCTTCAAGATCTTATCACTTCACAACAGTAAATGGTAAAGAGTTTGAATTAACTCCACCAAATATTGGTCTTCAAAAGGCTTTTACTGACTACATCTTAAAAGAAAATAATGAAAAAAGAACTCCAAATCTTTCTTTCTTAAAAATTATTCCTTTTATGTTAGCTGGTAGAACTTCTGTTACTTACGAAGGTATCAAATCTAAATTAAAAGAGTTTGAAGAAATTGATGATATTTCTTTCCAATTCTTAAATGCTGCTGTTAGCAAAATGACTTTTGGTATCAAGGAATTGAAGAAAAAATGTTCGTGTGGTGAGGAGGTCCACACAGACATGCAATTTCCCAACGGAGCGTCAGGTATTTTCGTTATTCATGATGCCTTTGAAGCATATATTAAAGAATAAGTTATTATTACAAAAGCACTTTCATACACAGGAATATGCTATGGATGAATGGCCCTTTTGGATGTTTGAAGAAAACATTAAGTTGGTTAATGAGATTGTTGAAGAGGAAGATAACTCTAGAAAGAAACAAGAACAAGATCAACAAAAAGGAATGCCAAACTTTGATGCTAATTCAATGATGAGAAATGCTTCTAATATGTCAAATAGCATACCGAAATATTAAATTAAACCCACCAAATTGGTGGGTTTTTTATTTATTAGACACAAAAAAACCCATCTTAAAAGATGGGTTTTTAATTTTATTATCTCTATTAGTATCCAGATAAAATTGGAGGATTGATAGTAAAGTTATTATCAATGTATTCATCAATGAAGTAATCATAGATAAAGTCAGCTTGAACTGATTCAATAATGTTGTTTGATGACCAGTCTAAAGCATAACCAGCTAATTGTTTAATTTGTACGTTTTGGAAAGTAACACGTCTTAAAACAACACCTTTTTTATCGTGTTGGTTAACAATAACAGTTCCAATAATATCACTTTTATAGTGAAGTGAACCATTTTGTGAGTTGAATACTAAATCGTACCAAGCTTTCAAAGCATTCCAAGTCTCCATAGAACCTTGTTGGTTAACGTTAACATTGAATTTAATGTTAAATTCACCAGCGGTTTTAGTTGGAGTTGTCAAGAACTGACGAGTTGAATACTTGAATCTTTGTTCTTTAACACCAACGTCAAACTGTGTTAAGTTCATATCAATGTTCAAAGCGTTTTGAAGAAGTAAAATTGGGTTTCTACCCTGTGCTTGTAAAATAACAGGCAATACAAAGGTAGTCTCAAATAAATTAAGATATACTACTTCATCAGGTAGCGTACCAGGACCCCCTGGTGAACCTGTGTTCAAAAGTTGAGTAAAATGTGGTAATGGCATATTTTTTTTAATTATTTTTTATAAATTATATATTTTTCTTCGTTCTTCCTTTAGCTCTATTTTGAAATATTATGTTGTAAAAAATGCCATTTCCACTTTTTAATAAATACAATATATGAACTGTAACTATAGATATTGTAATAAGGAGATTATCTGGGGTAGACCGGATCGAAAGTTTTGTAATAAAAACTGTAAGTCTAAAGAAAAAGCCATATCAAAAGAGTTAAAGGCTCTAAATAGAAGAAGTAAAAAAAGTAAAGACTTTGTTGAAAAATCTAATATTAAACACGAATACAAGTATAACTATGATTTAATACTTTATGAAAACTGTAGAAGTAAGGTTAAAATAATACGTCCAATTCATGGGGAATTTGAACAAACACCAAA